ATAAAAGCTAGCAAAGCCATATCAAGTGCTAAATATGATGTTGGGTTTATAAAGCTTGATGAACCAGTGCTAATGCCAGCAAAGTTCGGAAGTATTGAAGGCTGCCGATTAGGTCAGAGTATATTTGCTATAGGTAGTCCATTTGGAAAAGAGAATTTTAATAGGGTGACGCTTGGTATTGTATCCGGGCTTAACTTGAACTTGGGAGATCATTATGGTTGGGAAGTCGTTTTTAGTACGGATGCTTCGGGCCACCCCGGTAATTCTGGCTGTCCCGTGTTTAGTCTTGACGGTATCGTCAGAGGAATCCTTGTTGCAGGTCGGTCGAGCACATTGGTTTATTGCGTTCCTGTTGACTTATTCGCTTCGGATGGTGCTGTCATACGAATGATGTTCGCACAAGAAGAATACTATGTTGAGAAACGTGAACAGATAATTGAAGTTTATGATGATTATAGTAATATGCGTAGGCCATAGTGGAACTTTTGAATATGGTTAGAACACACACGTTTAATAAAATTAAATATACCATTGACCTTGTGGGGTCTATTGATGGGGTCACTGATACAAAGGAAATACCAAAGGAACCGCTGCAAATGAATATTCTTGGCGGTAATGACTTTAGAGCGTTTCATTCAGCTTTTCATGAATCTCTTGAGGCATCTGGATTTTGTGATCAGTGTATGCATTTTAGAAAAGATGGTACACCAAGAACAATAGACGCAGCACGGTTCTTGTGGCGACTAGGGTACAGGATTAAGGACTAATATGGCGAGTCACGATAAAGAAGCTAAAGACTATAAGGATCTGACACCGCAGGGGAAAAAGAATAGGGATAGTGCCAACCTTACTCGGATGTTGAAGGAACTCGGTTTGCAATCTGTTACCATTAATGACGAAGGTGATCCGATTACGCGGTTTGAACAGTTGGCAGAGTATATATGGAAGGCTGCGTTGGGGTGGATCGAGGAGATTAGGACTGGTGACAGCGTTACAGAGATAATACATAAACCAGATAAAACCTTCATCCATATGATCTATGATCGCTTGCATGGTAAGATACCGACAGTGGCATTAGATAAAGGTGCCAAACATGCTAGTGTTGCAGATCGAGTTAGTGCACAAACTAAAAGTAGGATAAATGCGTTGAGCGAGTAATGACAGCAATCCTAGAAAAACTTAGGCCACAGCTTAGTGAGCCGTTTCCAAATATGCCAATGGTGTGGACCGATCCCATAACGGGGTTCAAGGTTCCAAAGCCGGAGCATAAAAACTTGGAATGGCGTACTAAGTTGCTTAAAGACGCTGCTGGTGACAAGGGTTTCCAGAACGAGATAATGGCTGCTTGTAAAGAGTCGATATTGTTCTGGATCAATGCGTTCATGTGGACGTATCACCAGTTCGATGTTATAGATGGTAAACGCGTCTTGGCTAGACATGCTCATGTACCCATGATAACTTGGGAAGTACAGGATGATCTGATGCGTGAGTTTACGAGGGCATTGGGTATTGTCTGTGTAGCCAAGAACAATAATATGTCACTGACAGAAGCCGAGGATATACTCGTAAACAAGTCACGTGATATGGGTGCTAGCTGGCTATGTATAGCTTTTATGCACTGGTTGTGGTTATTCTATGATGATAGTCAGTTGCTTGAACTATCACGTACTGAAGATTATGTAGACAAACCCGGTAACATGAAAGCGTTGTTCCAGCGACATGACTATATAAATGAGTGGTTGCCGGAATGGATGCGGCCACCGGATTGCTTACAGGGTGAGAGGAATCGCACTCGTATGCATATGAAGAACGTGTTGAATGGTAGCTGCATCGATGGTGAGGCCACCACTCAACACGCTGCTTCCGGTGACAGACGTTTAGTTATATTGCTAGATGAGTTCGCTAAAGTAGAGCGTGGTAAGCTGATGAGGTCAGCTACACGTGACGCCGGGTTAATGCGTATTGTGAACTCCACAGTTGCTGGTCCGGGCACCGAATATAGTAGATGGAAAAATGACGGTACCATAAAGGTTGTGCCGCTGATGTGGTGGGATCATCCAGATAAAGGTAGAGGTAGATACGTCATCCAGAATCCCATAACAAAAGCATGGAAAATAAGGTCGCCTTGGTACGATAATGAGTGCTTGGTTAGATCTCCACAAGAAGTGGCTAGAGAACTTGACGCCGAGGATCTTGAAGCCGGATCGTCTTTCTTCACTACTGAGAATATTGATAAACACATAGCGTTTTTTGGCTGTGAACCTAAAACCAGATGGACCGTTAAGTTCAAGCGTAATATAGCAGAGGATCAGGTCAAGGATATAGTTAGGCGTAGGGATCTAAAGAAGGTAGATGTAAAACGAACCAAGGATGGATCGTTGCGTGTGTGGGTTAACCTGATTAAAGGTAGGCTGGATCAGACTAATGACTATGTGTTGGGTATAGACATTTCAAAGGGACAGGGTGCATCAAATTCAGTAGTGTCTATAAAATGTAAACAGACCAATGAAAAAGTAGCAGAGTGGCGTGACGCCAACACACCACCATATGAAATGGCCTATGTTGTCGCTGCGTTGGCAATATGGGTTGGTGGCAGAAGGAAGTTACCGTTCATGAAGTGGGAAATGAACGGACCGGGATGGGACTTTGGAAAGATGATGGTTAAGGTGTATTACTATCCCTACTATTACAAGGACGTCAAGGCCGGAAATGCACGCGACAGGAAGACAAAAAGATATGGATGGCACTCTAGTACGGGGTCCAAACTTGAACTACTTACTGCTTACGACCGTGCGTTAGCTCATGGTGGTATTGTAAATCATTCTATATGGGGTTTGAACGAAGCCAAGGCGTATATAAATTATGATAGTGGTGGTGTGGGTCCTGCCTGTCTAGTAGAAGAAACAACTGGTGCTAAAAAAACGCATGGTGATGTTGTTATAGCTGACGCATTAACTATTGGTGACAAGCAGGTGCGTGTTGGTACATTAAATGATCCTGAAATGCCAAAGACTCTAAGGTGTGCGGCATATCGTAGGCGTATATCATTAGGCAAGAAGAAAAAAAGAACCAAACTCGGTGACAAATTTGACTTTAGGAGTAATTGATGGCTAAGGAAATAGATCCAAGGAAGTTTGCACTAGCTGTAAAACAGGGTTTTGATCGATGTAAGTTTTATAGGCTATCACGTGCTATGTTCATTAAGGCATACGTTGGGCAGTATTATGCCAAGAAATTTGGACTAGTCGGTGACGAGCCAGTAAATCTTATATTCCATACTATCAGAGCTATGGTACCAAACTTAGTCATGAAGTCACCGGTTAATAAAGTTGGCACCGAAGTTTTGGAATATCAGAATTATGCCTATATGTTAAGCAAGGCACTGAACTGGTTGGATGACATACTGAAGTTCAAAGATATAATTACGTGTTTGATACAAACTGCAAGGTCTTAGGTAAGCCATTATTTGAAGGTGATAGAAATAGAATTTCACGCCAGTTGTTATTGGATGATGATAATATCGATAGTGATCTTGTGTTGCAGTTGCCTAGATCAAAGCATCCTGATGCTGCCAAGAAAGTAGAGGCATTAACACAATCTGGTGCATCCAACAGTGAAATATATGAACTGCAAGACTTTGTTGATGTTGTAGAACTTTATGTGCCGGAAGCTAATGCTCTGGTGCTTATGGCTGATCCACATCAGGCGATACTTGATAACTATCTAACAGTGCGTGACTTTTACGGCCCGAAGGAAGGGCCATATACTAAACTTGCATTGACGCAGCCCGTGCCTGATAACCCGTTTCCTATAGCACCTGTTAGTATTTGGTTTGATATGCACCATATAGCTAATAAGGTTATGAAGAAAATGATGCTTAAAGCTGATAGGCAGAAGGATGTAGCTATAGTAGATCCGGCTGGTGCAGATGAAGCAGAAGATCTAAGGACATCAGATGATGGAGATATGATCACTGGCAATCCAGATACGGTTAAGGTAGTGTCATTTGGCGGGGCTAAAGCCGAAGATGACGCCGTATTGAGGTCACTTAAAGATTGGTATAATTACATAAGTGGCAATCCAGATCAGATGTCGGGTGATAAAGCCGGTGCTAAAACGGCAACAGGCCAGTCTATACTTGATACCAACATGAATATCGGCATCGAAGATCTACGTAGCATGGTATATGATTGCTCTGCCGAGCTTAATAAAAAGATGGCATGGTATCTGCATACTGACCCGTTGATTGAACTGCCGTTTACACATAGGGCACCGGGTGGTGGACAGCAGCAATTAGTTTTAACACCAGAGCAAAGGCGTGGTGACTTCTTAGACTTTTTCTTCACTATCAAACAGAGGTCTATGTCACGGTTATCACCGGAGATTAGGGCTAAACGTATTATGGAGTTTGGCACTAATGTTATACAATCATTAGCTATGACAGCACAGGTTTCGACACAAATGGGCGTGCCATTTAATTTTCAGAAATCTGCAACAGATATAGCTGATGAAATGGGTATATTGGACGAGGTTCAGGATTGGTTTGTAGATCCTGAGTTCATGCAACGCTTACAGTTAATGTTGGTGATGGGGCCGCAAAATGCTGGTAAAGCTGGTACTATGGGTACTAGTCCTGCCGGTACTATGCAGAATCAAGGATCACCGTCTAGAGCCGCACCACAGATGGGTCCCGGTCAGCAGATGAATCAACAGTTCCAACAAGGGGCTAATCAAGCACAATCTAATATTCAAGGAGTATATTAATGTCACCAACAGCAGAATGTAGCGTAGACAAGTCAGAAAAAATCGGTGGGTATGACCGGTGGAAAGTTAGCAATGCGGTAGACACTATGAAACAGGCCAAAGAGATCGAAGCTGATCCTAAGTTCCTTAAAGTAGTGCTGGCAGAGATGGACAGAGAGGCCAACAAACTTGAGAAAACTGCCGAAGTGTTGCGTAATACTAAATCAAATCTTGATAAGGTATTTAAGAAGGAGAAGAAATAATGCCTACTTACTGCTATACATGTACAAAATGTGGTGACAGTAAGGAGGTTGTTAAACCGATGTCGCAAAGTTGTGACCCAGAAGAATGTACTTGTGGTTATGAGATGGTACGTCATTTTGCTAGTGAGGGAGTTAACTCTGGCAATAAGGAATATGGCAAAACAAAGTATTCTGATTCACTAGCAGTGTCACCTAGCCAAATAGCAGAACACAAAAAGACATTCCCTGATATTAAAATGGACTCACAGGGCAGGCCGGGGTTTGACAATGTACAGCAGCATAAGAAGTATTTGGAAAAAACGGGCTTTGTAAAAGCTCCCCAGAAGATAAGAAGAAAAGGTAAACGTATAGCCTAATATTTTAATCCTATCCCTCGCGAGAGGAAGCATTAAAGAAAGGTGAAAGTATGATAGCAGGAAACAATGGAGATCACACAGAGCAGTTGAGGCCCAACGACACTAAGAACAATCCTAGTGACGAGTTGGTAGAGAAGACGGAAAGTATACTAACTGATACGTTCCAAGATGACGTAGAGGCCCCTGCACGCTCTACACGTGCGGAAGCATCAGACGATAAGGGCGACCCTAACTCAGACAAGGAAGATCTGAAAGCGAATATCCCTGATCGTGATGATCCTAACCCGGACGATACTAAGGATAGTGATGATGGTGTGACAAAGGATGATGGTAAGGTAGATAACAAGGATGGCGTAGATGAGAAAGCTAATATGCTTCCATATGCTTATGAGCAGGTGGCACTACGTAACGGATGGACACAGGAGGATATTGATGAAGCAGTGGCCCAAAATCCAGAACGGGCTAAAAAGATGTTCGGCAATCTGTACAATAGTGTAAATCAAGCTTCGCGTGATTTCTCTGCCCTTGGAAGGGCAAGAGCAGCACAAAGTGTATCTAAGGATAATGTGCAGGATACACATATTGATGACGCTCAAAGGTCACGTGACATTAACCTCAACAAGCTTAGAGAGGAATTTCCCGATAATCCGCTTGTTGACGTGCTTGACGCTGTGATCAAGGAAGTTCGTGCTAATAAGGTAGTTTCGACATCTCAAGATAATACACAGGTGAATGAAAGTGCACAGAGAGTTGACGCTGCTGAGATCTATGCATTTCAGCAACGAATCGATAACTTTTTTAGTTCCGGCCAGATGCTTCCGTATGATCAGTTTTACGGAAAATTAGAAATTGGTCAAGACTGGAACGATCTATCAAGTGGTCAGCGTGACAATAGGTGGCGGGTTATCAATGAAGCTGATGCTATAGCTGGTGGCTATAGTGCCATAGGTCAGGTTATAGAGCCTGAAGACGCACTGGCACGGGCACATTTACTCGTATCAGAAGGCGTTAGAGAACAAGTAATACGTAGTCAGATAAAGGGTGACGTAGTAAAAAGGAATAACAGTATTACATTGAAGCCTTCTGACAGTAAACGCACAACACAGGGTGAAGACAAGTTTGGTGGTGACAGTAAGCCGAAAAACCGTAAAGAGTTAGAGGCCCAAGTAAGTCAGAAATTGGCGAATGTGTTTGGGTCACAATAATAAAAATCAATGAGAGGAGTATGAGATGAGTGTAAAAAATGCTGATCTTGCTGATCTTATCCAAACCACATTACCTAATCTGCCTGAGCAGTATTTTGAGGTTACGTGGACTAATCAGGATTACGAAGCATGTCGCATCTATCAACAGGATAGAATGGAAATTGACGGTGGTACTTCAATTAAGCGTAAGCTTATGCTGAATCCCACTGGTAACGCACGTTATCGTAGACTGTTTGACACTGATGACCCGGCAGTTGGTGACGTGATGTATGAGATCGATGTCCCTTGGTGTCAGATCGGTACACACTATTCGTGGGATAAGTTAGAGATTCTTCGCAATAAAAATTCAGCTAGAGGCTTTATACGCCTACTGGAAACCAGACGTATCGATGGTTTGTGGAGTTTAGCTGATCTTATCGAAGAAAGATTCTGGAAGACTCCTACGAGTTCTACAGATGACCTGTATCCATACGGTATTCCGTATTACATTAATTATCTGGACGCTGACAGCACAACTGCTGGATTTAGCGGTCAAACTATCCGTTATCAGAACGGTAGTACCGGTACTGTCTGTGCAGGGCTTGATGCCAATACTGAGACTAAGTGGAAGAACTATGCGGCTGTTTATACCAAAGTTGATAACGCTTTGTTAAAGACATTCCGTACCGCGTTCTTGAAGACCCGGTTCAAAGCACCGTTATTTATTAATGATCCGGCTCAGAAACGTAATGCCGCAAAACGCATCTATACCGGTGCAGATAATGCCGTGTCCCTTCAGGAACTGGCCGATGCAAAGGATGACAACCACAGGGGCAAAGATGTTCTTGGTAACATACGAATGGATGAGGGTGGTTTGGTTTATATCAACAGACTTCCAGTAGTTTATATCCCACAGTTGGATAGTGTTACTGATCCTGTTACGTCTGATGCGACAGATCCTATCTATTGTGTTGACTTCGAGAAGTTCATTCCTTACGTTCAAGATGGTTACTGGATGGAGGAGAGTGAGCCGATGACAGATCGTGGACAGCACACCACGTTCACCATCTTTCTGGATGGAAGTCATAACAACCTTTGTGTAAACCGAAGAACTGCTGGGTTCGTCATACATAAGCCCATCACTAGCTAATAAGTCTACGTATATGTAGTAAAACTTTTCAAAAAGTCTACGTATATATAGTAAAAACGAAAGGAAAATTAATATGGGTAAAGGTAAAGCTAAAACTAATTACCTTCATAGAGAGGGATTAGTCGGTCATAATGACTCGCCTGATTGGAGTTTCATCTATGAGACCTCGTTGGTTAAAGATGCTAAATGGAATTTAGGCGACAGAGTTGTACTCGGTGATGGTAGAGAGCTCCATTATGCCAAATCGGCTGGTGCGTGCATCTCCGGTCAAGGTGTGGAGTTTACTGCTGCTGGTTACACAGCATATACAGTGTTTGGTGTTGCTGCGGCTGTTGACGATAAAGAAGTGACTGTCCCTGCGGCCACACACGCGACTTTGGCAGAAGATGAATTACGTGGTGGTTACATTTGTATATTTGTTGGAGACACTACTAATAATATCATGTTTAGGGGTATTATTGGTAACGATGCTGCCGCTGCAAATGTTGCTTTCAAGGTTTATCTTGATGGCCCATTGGATCAAGCTGTTGTAGCAGCTACATCCTACTGTGAGACCTACCAAAATCCTTATGCAGCTTTGCAAACAGGTACTATGAATTATAACCCGAAGGCCGGGGTTCCTGCTGTTAAAGTATCTGCCGCAAATATGTATTTCTGGGTGCAAAAATCCGGTCCGACATTTGTTGCTCCGCAAGGTGGCAAACTTGGGACCGAAGAAGGTGGATATTGTGGTGGGCTTTGGAGTGATGTAGGTAATATTTCAGACTATAACACAAGTCTTGGTGTTACTGTTGCTGGTGGTCGTGGTTCACAACATGCTGGTTACGCTATATTAGGCGATGCCGACAATATTGGACCGTTATTTATGCTGCAAGGATAAGTTAGTATCAATCGCTTGGGGCTGGTCTCCTTGGATA